GCAGCAGGCGGCCATCTGAAAGAGCGGCACGGATCAGGCCGTCTGAAGTACCGCCCACTTCCATTGCAATCACTTTCTTGCTCAACGCAGCCACTTGGGCTTTCAGTTCGGCAACTTCGCCGTCGTCGGCATTACCGCCTTGAGGATTGTCTTCGGGCTTGCCGGCATCGCCTTTACCGCCTTCGCCGCCTTGCGGTTCGTCTTTGTGTTCGGCCAGTGCTTCGGCCAGCGTTTTACCGCCCAGCTTTTCTTGTGCTTCGGCCAAAGCCGCTTCAATGGCTTTATCGTCGGCATCCGCCGCCAAGCCCAAGAGCTTGATTAAAGCTTCCTTGTTCATACTTGTTTCCTGTTTGGGGTTAATAGAGTTTTGGCGGCTCAATGCAGCCAGAGCCATGCCGTCCAGCGCAGGCGAATTGGTCAACGCCACACTGTGCAGCCCGCGCACATTGCCCAATGTGTCGTATTCGAGTACCGGCGACAGATAGCGGTATTCGCCGCTGTCTATCATGTCTTTTGCGCGCTGTGTCCATTTCACTTCGCCCATCAGACCGCGATCGTCATCCCACACATATTTGCTGATCCAACCGGCAGCAGGATTTTGCTGTCCGGTTTCCGCAGCTTTCAGTGTGGCGTGTTCGTAGTCCACAACAAGGTCTGTTTGTCCGGCATCAAAGGCGGCAATGATTTGCTGCGCCAAATAGGCAGTCATTGTCCAGTGCGCCACGCCTGTATCGGTGCGTCCGTCGACTGGTGCAAATTGACCTTTGGGTACGATTTTGATAAGGCCGTCCGTATTTCCGACTTTGGCGGCAGATAAGGCGGCAAGAAAGGTTTTGGTATCCATTGCCGAATCATGAGCCATCAAGCCGGCACAAGAGGCTGAATCACTGTCAGTAAGGAACGAAAATGAGAAATATCGGAGAATGAAAAAGAGAGTATGTTTAAAACCGTTTCAGAAGCCTTTTAAGCCCCTCACAGATTGATTTAAACGTTTCGGGAAAGGGTAGATAAGGGAAAGATATATAAAAGCCGTCTGTGTGCAATTTCAGACGGCTTTTGTTTTAATTGCCGAGAGCGGCATCCAAGTAATCATTTACCGCATCGACTAAAGCCTGTTCGTCGTCAGGTTGAAGAACCATAAACGGACGTGCAGGAATCTTACTGCCGGGGTGATTGACACGTTTGGCAAACCGTCCGCCGAATTTTAAGGCTTTGCCGTTTTTCGGCAATATCGTATGCGGTGCAGTTTGTCCGCCGAAGTTATGAATGGCCGCATATTCCACATTGGTACCGACCACGGCTTCCGTGGCCGTACTGTTCTGCGTAATCGAATTGCGCAAACGCCCACTGGCCTGCAACAGCCCCGATCCTTCTCGCGCGGACGGATACTTGCGCGGAGCCCACGCGGGGCGGCCGCCTGCCTCGAAGTTGTCCAGCACGGCATTGCGCATGATGCGGGCAAGCTGCGTCATCAATGGCTGGGTGTTGCTTGTACGTTGCGCAATGGCGTTTAAGCTGTTTTGCAACGTGTCTGTGTTGATTTTTATCTCAATCATCAGTATATTATCCCTAACAAAGCCGTAAAGCGTGGGTTACCAAATGGAAAGGGAGCGGTGGCGTAAGCCCCCGTGTGATCCTGTTCGAATCAGGCAAAACGCTTTACGGCTTTTTCCATAACAGTTCAATTGCATTCAAACTGATTATCCGGTTTGGGTCATCAACAACAGCGCCTGTATTCACCATATTGGTTAAGAATTTCTCTTTTTTACCGGTAAGCAGATTTCGTGCCGCCGCTTTATAATCCATCGTAACAACCAGCTTGCCCTTGCTATTTGGTAAATCATAAACAAACAACAGCGCATCTTTTTGTGCCGGGTCATTCGAACGTGACAACCTGATTTCATCCGGCGCATTCAAATGCTCAGGCAAACGTTCCCAAAAATCTATCGGCAACTGTCGCACTTTCTTATCGCGCCAAGAATGCCAAAGCCTGTCATCATTTACCGAAATTAAGGCCGACGGTGTGAAACCTTTGGCCTCCAATGTTTCTAAGACCGCCAACGGCAACACACCTACATGAAGAAACTGACCTGTCTGAAAACCGTCTGCCTGTGCTTTGCGTACCATATTGGTCATTGCCTTAATGGTTGAGCGCATAATCATCGGGTCTTTTAAAGCAGCACCAACCGCCACACTTGCCAGCTTCGGCGGTAAATCTACCGCACGCTGCATCTGCAACTGCCCCAAGTTGGCCAAATGGCTTTTACCCACATTGTTCTGAAAACCTGCATCAGTATAAAAGCGGCTGCCGTCGGCCAGCTTCACCGCCTTGGCCGGGCGGGTATCGCCCTTGCGGTTGACCACCACTTCCTTATCTTCCAGTTGTGCCTTTTGCGGCAAAAGATTTCGACGCTTCAAGTCACGGTCTGAAAACGCCCGCACGGTACAGCGGCAGTTGAAGCCGTTGGGAGGGTAGAAGTAATTCCAAAACGGGTCGTCGATGTGATACACCGCGCCATGCGCCGCAGCGTGGCTTTGTCGGGTACGGCTGTCAAGAATGGCCGAATACTGCAACCAGGGCGCAGAGTCTCGACCATCTTCAAGAGCCTGCCAATGCCCGGACATATAGGCCGACTGCATTTGCGTACGGAAAATGGTTTCCAGTCGATGCCGCGTGATGCCTTTACCATCTACTTCGCCGGTATTGGCATTCACAATGTCGCCATCTTTCAGCAGCTGCCAATCATACTGTTTCAGACGGCCTACCACATCATCACGGAATTTCTCAAATGACGTACCGTTTTTCAGGCTTTCATACAAAGCACCGTGGATTTGCGCGACAATATCCTGCTTGTGAATGCCCGCAATCGCCCGTGCCTTAGCCTGCGCTTCGTTCCACGTTACTTTCCAATCGGACGGCACATTAAAGCCCAGCCCCTCAAAATACTTGACGGCCTGTTCAGGCTCAAGGCCGAATGCGTAGCTCAAATCAGCCATTCATCCGTCCCCATAAGTCCGACACAAAAACCACACGCGCCAAGGCCGTCTGAAATTGCTCGGCAGTCAGGTCGGGATAAACGCGCAGTAAACGCTCCTGCACATCCTCATAACTATCACCCTCGGCCAAAGCCTGGCCTAAGCCGCGTAAAAACGGCTCAATCATTTCTGGCAAGGCCACTTTGCTCAAGTCCGCATTATCCAAATCCGCCTGCGCCGCGCCGACAATCTCGCCAGTTTTACTCAAAGCCACACGGCGGTAGCTTAGAGAAGCGTTTTTTAAATCCGTTTTAACGTCGGTTTGAAAAGCCAATACCGGCTCGTCTTCGGAAGCCAAAGGAATGGCTAATTTTTCCTGCGCCCACGACAACGGAATCTTCATGCCGATTTCCACCAATTTAGGCAAAGAGTCGGAGTACACCGTCAAATCTTCAGGCAATTGCGTATCGAACACAAAGCGTGGCAGACGTGAAACATCGACATTGCCTTTATTGAGCTGCAACAATGGCAGGATCAATTGGCGCGTCAATGTGCCGGCCAGTTGTTTGGCATCGGACACCAGCAAATCATGGTGCACCTCGTTATGGATTTGCCCCAGCGCATTGGTAGCAGTCTTGCCGTCAGCCTGGCTGGTCAGCGTGCCGCCTAAAATCGCTTTTGAAGACGTTTTATCCGCCCAATCAATCATTGCCTGAAATGGATCCGCACTGCCATTGGCCGCGTTGAGCAGCTCAATCTGCATGGTTTCAGGAATAATCCCCGCCGCGTTATGGCCGATTTCGCGCACCGCATTCAAAAGGGTGAGCTTATCTTTGTCGTCAGCACCGGAGGCATATTTGCCGATTCGGGTAGGCAGGCCGTAAATCTCCAAAAACTCGGCCAAATCACGCACCGAGTAATTCTTGAACAAATAAGGCCACACCAGCGTGCGCATCAAACCGCTTCTTGCCAAAATACCCGAACGGCTGCGGTGCTTATGGACAATCCAGCCCAAATCCCACAGCTTTTCGCCATCTGGGCTACCATCTTTGCGCAATAACACCTCATCCATTGCATTGACCTTAAACCAAGCCTGCGGACGATGATGGAATGCCTTGGGCAACCATAACGAACCAAGGTTTTCCCATTCGATTTCCACGCAGGAGAAGCCGTGTCCGACCGCGTCCAAAAGGTCAAACATCATATCCTCTAAATCGGTCATCTGATTGAGCCAGCCATCAACCTCTTCGGCCAGCTTCCGTTCCGCTTCGCTGCTGTCCGGAGGCGGAACAATATTCCAATCCAAGCCGATTACCGCGCGCTTGCGTTTGCTCATCTCCGAAAAGATATGGCCATCCTTCTCCTCAATATCGACAAAGAGTTCGGACTGCGCCTGAATATCGCCGTTTTCCGCATCTTCCAAAATCCGATGGAGCGA